AGTCATAAATTAAATTTTGCTCTCTTGTTTCCCCTATTGATTAGGTTCAAATCTGTGGCTTCTGTTTCTATGATTTGTTTTAAACGAGCATTAATTAATTTTGGAACGGTTTCTGGTTCTATGTTATTATGCCGAACATAATCACAAATTGCTTCAAAATAAGTTATTTTTTGTTCTCTAACAATTTTTTCTATTTCTTTTAGAAATGTTGTTTGGG